CAACTCGCCGCTGAAAAATTGGTGACCAAGATACGCGGCACCCGGCCATTTCAAGAATGGGTGCAAACCCGCCCGCGCAACGAAGCGCTGGACTGCCTGCTCTACGCCCTGACCGCGATGCGCCTGTCCGGCCGCGACCTGAATGACCTGAACGCCAACGCGCCCGATGCCAAACCCGCCCAGCCGCAGCGCGTGACCCAAGCGGGCCGCCCCGCCGGACGCGGCTTCGCCGGACAATGGTGACGGGCAATGCCCTGCGCGCTGGCCGAGATCCACGCCATCCTCACCCGGCACGGCCTGGCCGCGCCCTTGGCCGAGCGCATCTGCGCTGACATCGGCGAGGCCATCGGCGGCCAGCGGGTCTATCTCGCCATCCGCCCGCGCTCCGACTACGCCGAGCGCAACGCCGAAATCCGCGCCGCCTTTCGCGGCAACAACCACCGCGAAGTGGCCGAGCGTTTTGGCCTCACCCCGCGCCGGGTCCGCGACCTGCTCAAATAGTGAAGCCTTGGCCCTAAAATTTCCACGCGCGTAGCGGTAAAAAGCGCGTCATGGCCAACGCTTTCAGTTCCACTAATTACCCGACCACCGAGCCGCTTGAGATAGTGGCCGGCGATTTTGTCGCTTGGAAGCGCGACGATCTTGGCACCGACTATCCGACATCCGCTTATGCGCTGACCTACTCGGCCCGGCTGGACGGGGCCGGCGCCACCGCTATCAACCTAACCGCCAGCGAATCTGGCGACGATTACCTGGTCGAGGTCACCAGCGCCACCTCCGCCGCCTGGACGGTCGGCTGGTACACCTGGCAGGCCTATATCACCCGCTCTAGCGATTCGGCCCGTATCGCCATCGGCACGGGCCGTTTTGAGCTGGTCGCCAACCGCGCCGCCGCCACCACCGACCCGCGCACCCACGCCCGCAAGATGCTGACCCTAATCGAGGCGCTGCTAGAAGGCCGCGCCGTGTCAGATGTGGACCAATACGAGATCGCCGGTCGCAGCCTCAAAAAGATGAATGTGCGCGAGCTGCAACACTGGCGCAACACCTACCGCGCCGAGCTGGCCGCTGAAGAGCGCCGCCTTGCCATCAAGGCCGGCCATTCGTCACAGTCATTAGGAGTGCGTCTGTGAAAATGATCGACCGCCTCGCCGCCCGTTTTGGCTATGCAAAAGCACCGCAGCGGCGCCAGTTTGCCGCCGCCGCCGTCAACCGCTTAACCTCATCCTGGACCGGCGCGCACGCCAGCCTGGACCGCGACCTGGCCTCCGCCCTGCCGCGCCTGCGCGCCCGCGCCCGTGACCTGGCACAAAACTCGGACTATGTGAAACGCTACCTGTCGATGGTGGCGGCCAACATTGCCGGGCAGGGCGTGTCGGTGCAGTCGCAAGCGCGCTGGCCCGATGGCCGGCCGGACGCGCAGCTTAATGACGCCATCGAGGCCGCCTTCAACGCCTGGGCCACNCAGCCCGAGATTACCGGGCGCATGGATTGGTCCGAGGTGCAACGCCTGGTTGCGCGCTCCGTGGCGATGGATGGCGAGGCGCTGATCCGCCTGTCGATCCAGTCCGGCCGCCTGCAACTGCAATTGCTCGACCCNACCCTGTTGGACGATACCTATAACGATGCCACCCGCCGCATCGTTATGGGCGTCGAGAGCGACACCGCTGGCCGACCGCTGGCCTACCACATCCTCACCGCGCACCCCGGCGACCTGGCCAGCGAGCGGCGCCGCGAGCGCATCCCGGCCGAGAGCGTGATCCATCTGTACCGCTCCGACCGCCCACAGCAAACGCGCGGCGTAGGCGTAACCTGGCTGCACTCGGCCATGAAGCGNCTCAACGANCTNTCGGGATACGANGAAGCCGCCATCATCGCCGCCCGTGTCGGCGCGGCCAAGATGGGCTTTTTCACGACACCCGATGGCGACCTCTCGCCCCTGGCCGATGCCGGCGATGTGGCGGGTGAGCTATACCAAGACGCCGACCCCGGCCGCTTTGGCCTGCTCCCGCCTGGCTACGATTTTAAGAGCTTCGACCCCGACTATCCGCACGAGCAATACGGCACCTTCGTCAAGGCCCAACTGCGCGGCATCGCCGCTGGCCTGGGCGTGGCCTATCACAACCTCGCGGGCGACTTGGAGGCGGTCAATTTTTCCAGCGCCCGTGCCGGCACGCTCGAAGAGCGCGACCAATGGATGATCTTGCAGGACTGGTTCATCGCCGGTTTTGTCCGCCCCGTGTTCCGCGCCTGGCTCGATGCCGCCCTGTTGGCGGGCGAGATTAGCGTCCTCACCGGTGCCGGTCCGCGCGCGCTGGATTCCACCGTGGCCGACAAGGTGCTGTCCGGCGTGACCCTGGCTGGTCGCCGCTGGTCTTGGGTTGATCCGGTCAAGGATGTGCAAGCCAACATCCTGGCCATCGATGCCGGGCTGAAGTCGCGCCGCGAGGTGGCCTCCGAGCAAGGCCGCGATCTTGATGATGTGTGGGCGCAGTTGGCCCGCGAACAAGCCGAGGCCGAACGCCTGGGCATTTTCAGCAAAGGAGACGCCAATGGAATGGCAGACCAAGCAGACACGAACAGCGACGATTGAACCCGTCGAGGTCCAGCCCGACGACCGCACCATCCGCCTGGCCTTCGCCAGCGAGACGCCGGTCGAGCGGTCCTGGGGTACCGAGGTGCTAGACATCAACGACACCGCCATCCGGGCCGAGCGGCTCAACGGTGGCTCGGTGCCGCTGCTCTTGGACCACGACATGACCCGCCAGATCGGCGTGGTCGAGGGCTGGGAGATCGGCGCCGATAAGGTCGCCCGCGCCACCGTGCGTTTTGGCCGGAGCGCGCTGTCCACCGAAATCCTCAACGATGTCGCCGATGGCATTCGCCGGAATGTCTCGGTCGGCTACCAGATCCACCAGATGGCCGACCGGAAGGGCGTTATGCGCGCCACTTCGTGGGAGCCGTTGGAGATCTCCATTGTTTCAGTACCTGCGGACGCCAGTGTTGGGATTGGGCGGGCGGCCGACACACAGGAAGTTGAAGTTGTACCCACGCCCGCAACGCCCGCCCAGTCCACCCCCTCTATCCCTTCTAAGGAGCGCACCATGTCTGACACCACCACCATCGAAAACCAAGTCCGCGAAGCCGAGCAAGCCCGGTCCGCGAAATCATGTCCCAGGGCGACAAGTTTGCCCATGCGGGCGGCAAAGAGCTGGCCAGCGAGTATGTCCGCACCGGCAAACCCCTGGACGAGTTCCGTTCCGCCATGATGGAGCGCCTGGGCAAAACCACCGCCGCCCCGTCCGCCGAGATCGGCCTCTCCGACAAGGAAGCCTCCCGCTTCTCCATCGTCCGCGCCATCGCCGCGCTGTCCACCGGTTCGTGGAAAGACGCGGGCTTTGAGCTAGAGGCCTCCCGCGCTGTGGCCAAGAAATTGGGCCGCGACCCGCAGGGCATCTATATCCCTTACGAGACCCTGCGCCGTGACCTGACCGTGGGTACTAACACCGCCGGTGGCCACACCGTAGGCACCGACCTGGCCGCTGATTCCTTCATCGAGTTGCTGCGCAACAAGATGATGGTCAACGCCATGGGCGCCCGCTCCCTGACCGGCCTGGTTGGCAATGTCGCCATCCCGCGTCAGACCTCCGGCGCGACCGCCTATTGGGTGGCAGAATCCGGCGCACCGACCGAATCCGCCCAGGCCTTCGACCAGGTTACGCTGTCCCCGAAAACCGTGGGCGCGTACTCCGACATCAGCCGCAAGCTGTTGCTGCAATCCTCCCTCGATGTCGAGGCCTTTGTCCGCAACGACCTGGCCGCCACCCTGGCCCTGGCCATCGACCTGGCTGCCCTGAACGGCAGCGGCTCATCCAACCAACCGACCGGCATTATCAACACCTCCGGCGTGGGCGCGGTTGACCTGACCGGCGGCATCTCCTGGGCCGATGTGGTTGAGCTGGAATCGGACATCGCCACCGCCAACGCCGATGTCGGCAGCATGGGCTATCTGACCACCGCTGCCCTGCGCGGCACCATGAAAACCACGCTCAAGGCATCGGGCGTGTCCGGCTACCTGTGGGAAGGCGCTGACAGCGTCAACGGCTACCGCGCCATGGTCTCCAACCAGATCCCGGCCGGCAAGATCGTGTTTGGTAATTGGGCCGACCTCATCATCGGTATGTGGGGCGCGCTGGACATCACCACCGACATCTACACCGGCAGCACCTCCGGCACCGTCCGCGTGGTCGCCCTGCAAGATGTCGATGTGGCCGTGCGTCACGCCGCCAGCTTCTCGGTCGGCGCTTAATCGAGGCCGCGATGCTGATCCGCATCACTTCCAGCGTCATCACCTCGCAGGGCATCGCCCATCGCGGGGTGGCGGTCGACTTGCAAGACGCCGAGGCCATCGCCCTGGTTCGTATGGGACGCGCTGTCCCGTGCGAATCGGCGCCGCCGGTCCCGGAACACCGCGAGTCGACACCGCCGGTCGTGCGGCGGGGCCGCAAAAAAGCCGAGAGCGTGACAGAGGCGAGCGATGGCGCTGACTGAAGATTACGCGCCCTTTTTCGTCGACTTCGGGGTGACAGCCACCCTGTCGTCCGGCGCTGAGGTGCGCGGCATTTTCGACAACGGCTTCGTCGACGCCTTCGGGGTATCGGAAACGGAAAAGGCCTTCACCGCCGCCACGGCGGAGGTGTCGGCCTTGGCCTATGGCAACACGGTGACGATCAGCGGCACGGCCTACACGGTCGCTGAACTGCAACAGGATGGCACGGGCATGACCCGCGTGAGGCTGAAATGAGCCTGCGTGAGGATTGCCTCGCCGCCATCCAGACCGTCCTCGTGGCGGCGGGGGTGGCCAGCGGTCGGGTGTATCGCACCCGGCAAGAGGCCATCGCCACCTTGCCTGCCGTGGTGATTGAACCACAGCGGGACGAGGCCGAACCCGTCACCCTGGGCCGTGACGACCATCGCCTGACCGTGAGCATTCACGCCATGGCGCGGGGCGACACGCCAGACACCGCCGCCGATGCCACGCTGGCCTTGATTACCAGCACGCTCACCGGCAACCGCACGCTGGGACTGTCCGGCGTCGAGTTGTTGGCCGGGCATTCGATTGATTGGGATTTTCAGGACTTCGACCTCGCCCGCGCGACGATGTCCTTCGTGTATCAGTTGCGCGGGAATTTTTAAGGAGATTTAACCATGGCTAACCATACTGGCATCGACGGCACCGTCAAGATCGGCTCAAACGCCGTGGCAGAGGTGCGCAGCTTCAGCATCAAAATGTCCGCCGAAACGATCGAGGACACCACCATCACCGACACCGCCAAGACCTATGTGGCNGGGCAGACCTCATGGTCGGCCGATGTATCCTGCTTTTGGGACGAGACCGATACCAGCGGCCAGGGCGCGATGACCGCCGGCAGCTCGGTGACGCTCAACCTCTACCCCGAAGGCGCCGCCTCCGGCGACACCTATTGGACCGGCAGCGCCATCGTCACCTCGATGGATGTCGCCACCCCGACCAACGGCCTGATCGAGGCCAGTTTCTCGGCCCAAGGTTCCGGCGCGCTCACCAAAACCACGGTGTAAGCCATGGCCAATCC